GCCGCCGATGATGTTGTACAGAATCGCCTTTTGCGAGTTTGCGAAACTGGTTCCGCCAGTGTTCGGGAACTGCCCGTAATACAGGCGCGTGCTCACCTGCGAAGTCAGTCCGGAGTTAGCTTGCAGGTATTCGTATATGACGCGCGGAACGTCAATCATCGGACAACGTCCTTTAGCCGCCCGGCGAGTTTGTCCTTCATCGCGTCGAATGCTTTTGTTAGGCCGGGCTTGCGGATAAAGACCGGCGCGTGCTTGCCGTATGGTTTGTGATTCCACCCAAGTTCAAACCAAACGCCTTTACCCTTGGCAACCTTTAGCGCCACGACGTTTTTCCGGCGGTCCCAGGTAATCCCCTCCCTTGTCGCGCCAGTATCGTCGCGCCATTCATGATCGTCTTTGGCGCGCCGCGTCACGTCCTCGGCAAAGCCGTCGACAACCTTGTCGGTGGCGCCGAAAATGTTCCGTAGCAGTCCGCGATTCATTACGATTTGTATGCGCCCCATCTCACGCCACCCTCTTGCACATACACTCAATATGGTGCGCTTTGCCCCCGGGCGAATCGTCAACGAACTGGACCAAGTAGTCCACGCTGGAGACCTGCACAACGTCCTCGGGCCGAATATCCACAGACGCCGGGAGAAAAAGCCGATGCGTGCTGACAACCGCCTGCGCCTGGCCTACCATCTCGCGCGCCGACATCATTTCCAGCCGACACTTAACGCCGGACGATTGCAGCGTTAAGGTCTGGCCGCCATACGGGCCGTCTGTCGTCGCGGTGTTTCGGTAGATAGCGCAGGTTGTGTTGAGGAGGCCGAGGTAGCTCACGTCCGCACCCGCTTAACGCCGCCCAGCACGCGCTGCGCAGTCTTCCACTCGCTATCCGGCGTCGTGCGCTGATAGCTGTAGTTGCCGATGCGCTCCTGTATCAGGCCGTGCCGGAACCGGTCGCCGTACTCTTGGCTCGCCATTATTTCAACGTATCGCTTAACCGAAGTCGGGTAGCAATACACCGATGCCGCCGCCGTCGAATGCGTTGCCGCAGTAGTTCCGTTTACGCCGCGCTTGCACGTCAGCGTGGTGCCCGACACTGACGACACAAACATCTGTTCAGACCCAACGAGCAACGTCCATCCAGCTTTAACTCCGGACGCCGACGCCGTGACCGTGGTCGCCGTAGTGCTTCCGACCGTAATCGTCTGCGTAATCGAATCGACCGGCGACTGCCGAAGCCCGTCGCCGTAGCCGAACGAGCCCGTTATCTTGACGTACTTCGCCACGTTGCGCGGGAGCCAATAGTCGCCCTCGCGCGCAATCATGACGATAGTCTTGGGCCAAGAATTGTCCGGCATCAGGTAATAGTCTGATGCCGTCCAAGTCTCGCCGGTCCAAGTATCGTCAAGCTCGGCGTCAACCGTAAAGCTAGACACCGATAGCAGGTCGTCAGTATAAAAACGATCCCACCATTTGCCGGTGTCGAAGTATCGCGTCGCCGTTTCAACGTAGAAATGCCGCCCGCAATATTCGTCTACGTCCCGACTCGCCTGCTCGATAAGCATGCCGAGCAAGGCGTCGTCGGTCGTGGCCGTTATACCGAGCCGCGTTTTTACGTCGTCAAGCGATGTGTACCAGTTCACGAATTATCCGCCGACAATGATGTAGAGCGTTCCGGTTTTCGCAGCGCCGCCCGAAGCGACAACCCACTTTAACCGCTCGTTTGCAATAACGATTTTGTCTTGCACCGCGCGCGTGCCGTCGTAAGTTGACGCGGTGCCGGTCGTGCTTTGAACTTGCACGCGGGGATAAACAACGGTCGAAGCGTTGACGTTATCCTGATTCAGCACTTCAATACCGCTGACTTCGCCGGTCACGTCGAAATCAACGCCGTCGGCAAAATCCGTCTTGACGTACTGAATCGAATGGATGTAGCCGTTGACAGGCTCATCGGTGTAGCCTGTCGCAGACGCGTCGCCAGCCGTCGTGACCGAGATGGCGTATCGCTTGAAATACGCCATCGGATTAGCTCGCGGCCATGATGCCAGCGCCAACGAGCGCGTCTTTAAGCGCGTTGATAGCTGCAACAATGGCGTCGTCGTCGTCGGCATACACGCCGGTCGTGGCGACATCGGCGACATAAGACGCCTGCGTGCCAGCAGCGGTAATCGTCGCGCCAGAGGCGATGCGAAGTTCGCCGCCGATAACGGTGACCGCGCCGCCTTGCTCGGTATAATTCGATGCGTTGTAAGACATCGCGTAATTTCCTTTTTCGTAATGGGGCGGCGGCCAGGGAGATAGCCGCCGCCCCGCTCACGGGGGATGGGGTGGTGGGCGTAGGATTTAAGCCGTGCCCTCAGCCGGAGAGACGTGAGCCTCGCCGATGATGGTGCCCGACGTGGTGTTGTCAACAGGCTGCTTGCGAGCGCCGTAACGAATCGCCCAGATGCTTTCAAGCGTCGAGGACGTACCGCGCGCGGCAACCAGCTTTAGGTAACGTTTGGTCGGCTTCACAACGTCAACCCACACATCTTCGTCAGACGTGCCGGAGACAACCGACGTGCCTTCGAGGTCGCTATAGGCGTCGGTCGAGCCATCGTCGCTGGACTGCTGCACCTTGACGGTGTTGTTGGCCGCCGCAGTGCCGAAGGACGTGAGAATAAGCACGCCCTCGTAGCCAAGCATGTCGATGGCGTCAGAGGTGACGGTGGTCGTGTTCGCCGTCGTATGGTCTTGGACCTTAATCAGTCCAACGCTGTCACTAAGGTTAGGCATTTCGTTTTCTCCTTAGCCCAGCTTCACGCGGACAAACGCTTCTTCGAGGACGGGCATAGCGTCCACGTAAGCGTCGCCGATGAAACCGATTTGGCCGGTGGCGGCATACAGTTCGTTCAGGCGCTGGACTTCCATCATTTGAGAGTCGGCAATCCAGTAGAACGAGAAGTCGCCGAGAAGCCCGACGTACTGAGTCGAGGTGAACGTGTTCGGCACGTATTCCGATTCGAGAACCGGCAGGCCAAGAATGCGGTCGGGCTCGCCGACACGGGTCGATTCGCGCCAGATGTAATTACCCGCGCCGTCCTTTTCCTTGGACAGCTTGGTAATCGCATCGCGGTGGAACAACCAGCGGGCGCTCGACCGATACTGCTGCTTCAGCGTGCCCTTGGCTTCCATCAGACCATCGAACTTGATAGCCGTGGTGGTGTTGCCGGTGGACACGTCGCGGCCGGTGCTGATGCCGTTCGAGGTGGCGGTGAACAAGCCAAGCGGCTGGCCTACGCCATTGCCGGTAAGGAACGCCTTTTCCTCTGCAATAGCGAACTTGTAGGCGAGCCGATCACGCACAAGCGACTCAACGTTAAGCGCCGATTGGCTCAGTAGCTTCTTGGAAACTTTCACCAGCTTGGACAATTTGCTCGGATGAAGCTCGCGCTTACCGAACGCAAGGTCGCTCGCCTCTTCGACGCCGAGTTCGCTCGTCCACTCGGCATCGTCGATGTCGGTGTCGAGCGACGGGACGCCGAGGCTGTGAGCGCCGCTCACCGTCAGCTTGCGGGCAAGCGGGCGGATAACGACAGCGTTATCGACGAACTTGATAAGCTCGGCGACAAACTGCTCGGGCGCAGCGGTGTAACCGCCGGTCGTGTTCGAGTCAAACTGATGCGCGCGCCGCTCGCCGGTCTTTAACCAATGACGGAACGCCTCTTCGTATTTGCCCTCGGCATGGGGCACTTCGGTCGTCGCGGCCGTTTGCGCAGCGCGGGCTTCAACAGCGGCAATCTCCGCCTCGGCCTGCTCCTGGCGCACAAGTCGCTCGATTTGGTCTTTCAAATTGTTCGCATCGGCGAACATCGTGTCGTAACGCTTTTCATTTTCGGCGTCAAACCCGTCAGGGTTCGCCTGCAAAAGCGAACGACAATCCGCGACGAGTTTGTTACGCCGCTCCTGTAGCTCAATAACCTTGCTCATCCTTGAGTCTCCACATTTCTGCTTCGGCCAACTCCAAAGCGCGCATCCGTGCGGCTTGGGCGGCCTTCCTCTGTTCAGCACCTTCTGCTCCGGCGTCGAGGTGCCCCGCTGGGGGCGGCGTCGAGGTGGTGGCGTCCGGTAAAACGCCAGCCCGTTCCATAATCGCCCTCGCCTCAACAGTTGTGTCGGCGTAAGCTGGGAAAGTGACTGGCGATATTTCGTATAGGCGGACTTCCTTGATGGTGCGCAGCTGCAATCCGTTTTCGTCCGGCTTGCTCCATTCGTCGCGCAAAACATCGAATCCAAAACTCATGTTTTTTACGTCGCGCTGGCGAATGGCGATCTGCGCATCCTTTTGCCAGCTCGTTTCCCCAAGCTTCATCGAGAACGCCAAACCGCGGTCGTCTTCCATGAGCGCAAGCGTTCCCTCTGACTTCCGGGCCAACGGCAAGGCGGTGTCGTGATTCCAAAGCGCAACCTGGTCGTATTCGCGCAAACTGCGGGCGAACGCGCCGGGGGCAATCACCTCACGGAACGCGCCGCCAATAACCGCCTCAGAACCGAAAAGGGCAGCGTATCCCCGCAGCTCTCCAGTCTCTTGCTGGTCTGATTCATACCTAACTTCAAGCTCGCTAAACCCAAGTCTGCGCTTTTCCATCATCGGCTCCTAGAAAACCGTCACCGCGCAATCGCAACCCTTGTGCAACGGCGGATGAAACACTTTGCTTTTCACTTTCAACGGCGCCGTTGACCCGTCTTGGGGGTCAACGATGTCGCCGGCCGAAACGAACGTCCGCTCGGCGCCGACAACTTTCCCGTCCATTTCTTGACACAGCGGGCACGAATCGCCCGACGTTACCCACACGAAAAGAGTGATGCCTGCTAAGGTCCACAGCGCGCGGCTTACGCCCTCGCCTGCGGTGTTTGTCTCGCGGTCGGCGATGCTGTCTGCCTCATTTTCTTCCCACTCTTTCAACTGGTCTTCGATAATCTCTTCCGGGTCGCCGTCTACGCCGTCGAGCAGTCCCGCAAGCCGCTGGTAATGCTTCTCAGGTAGCACTTCGACGAGGTTGTCCATGTATGCGCGGAACCAGCCTTCCGCGCCCGCGCGCAACTCTTCCGTAAGCTCGATCCCAGCCTCGACGCTGGCAGCCTGCGCAATTGCCTCGGTATACGTGCGGAGAATGCTTTCGAGTTGGTTGCGATAGATAGCCGGAAGCGACTTCGTAAGCTCGCGCAACTGGTCAAGGAACTGGACGGAATCGCGGCGGCCGAGGTATTTCTTCACCAGCTTCCGGATTTCCCGGACTTCGGCCCGCACAGCCCTCTTCGCCGCGTCACGTATGGCAGGCTGGAACGATTTCTCAAGCTGCTGGCGCGCCTTGACCTTGTTCTGCAGCTCGCGCTTGGTCGGCGGCTTCGGGGCGGCCTGCTCGCGCGCCTCGCGCGTGGGCGCCGGCGCCGGTGTCCCAGGCGTCGGGCGCTCGTCGCCTTCTTTAATCATGTTCGCCGGATACAAGGCGTCGTCGAGGCCGTCGATAGGCGGCAGGTTTTCGCGTTGCCGCACCTCGTTTCGCGTCATGAACCCAGCCTGCAACGCCACGTTATAGGCTTCGTATCGCGCTTTGGTGTCGGGCTTCAACAGGGCGTCGGTAAGGAACTCGACGAAAACATTCATTTGCTCGCTGGGCGTAACGAGGTGAATGTTCATCGGTTCAACGATGCGCTGGAACCAAGGGCCAAGCGTATAGCGGACATGCTCCTCGCCCTGCGCTTCAATATTGGAGAACGTCGCGCGGTCAAGGTCCATAAGAAGGTGCGGCTTGATATTGAATATGCGCGCGACTTCGAGTACGGAAAACTTCCGCGCCTCAAGGTACTGCGCCTCTTGCGGCGTCACGCCGATGGTCTTGAACTCAGCGCCTTCCTGCAAAAGCATGATTCGATGCGCGTTGGCAAGGCCGGTGTAGGAATTTTCAAGTTCCGCGCGAAGCTGCTTGCGGGCCGAGTCGCTTAGCTGCTTGCCAGGCGGCAAAACAATCGCCCCGCTCGGGGTAGCGGCATTATTGAAGAACGCCCCGCCGAACTGGTTAAGGCTCATGCCGTAGGCGATGGCCTCTTTCGACCGAGTGATAACGTCGAGGCCGAACAGACCGCCCTCGCAGAACCCAGGCGTGCGCAATACCTTGCTCTCGGGCAGTACATAAGATTTCTGTGGGATTGCTGGATCGCTTACCGCATAAAACCGCTTGCCGTCTTTAACAATAGGCCGAACGTATCGGAACGGGAGATGCCAAAGCTGCTTTACGCTCCCGCTACCGTCCCGCACAATTTCAGCGTAGGACGTGCCGCGTAGAGTGCGGTCAACCTGCTGAGCCTGCTTGAACTCGAAAGGCGTTTGCTCGGGATTGGGCTGGAAATGCAGCACGCGATACAACGGATGGTCGCGCGCGACTTCACGGTTGCGGGGGTCGGCCGCATCCCGGCGGTAGACCATCATGGGAAGCTGGGCGATGCCCTCCGCGAGAATGCGGACCGCCTGCAAGACGGCAGGGAACGAAAGCGCACTCTCGGCGTCAACATGAACGCCCGCCTGCGTGTTAAACGTGCGCAACCAATCGGGATTCTCTGAAATCCGCGCCCGTTTATCGCGGCCAGTGCCGCGTATCCAGTCCAGAACGCCCAACGGTTACAGGGAGAAGCCCAGAATGGACTCAATCCACGCAATGAAGGCGTTCAAAAGCTCAATTAGCGCGTTGTACCAATCGAGGACGGTCATTCCGCAATCCTTTGCCGCATTGTTTTGCGAGGCGGCTTCGCCCGCACAGCGAAGCCGCCCTATTTGCAAATATTCGGACGTCCTTGTCCGATGCGACTATTATAGCCGAAAGATTGCGGAAATGATGCGGTCAAATTCCTGAATCAGGAATTTTTATTCTGTTCCACGCGCATAGTTTTACCGCGGTGCCCGCACCGCTTGCACTCTCGGTAAATTACCTGCCCGACCGCGCCATACCTGAGATATGGCCCCCCGCAAGCCGGGCACACGGGCTTGATTTCGATCTGCGGACGATGATTGTTCATTCCGGTCCCCTCACAAGAAAATGCTCGACTTCTCGTACACGCTGATTACATTCTGCCGACTCAGCACCGCGCGCCCAAGCCCCATCATTGCGGCTACAGGGCCGTCGATTTTCTTCTTCGTGTTTTTTCTGTCCGGCTTGACGTTGCCAGACG